CGAAGTATTGGCGGTAAAGCAAATAAGTCGCTACCTTCCGAATGCGCTGTCGAGGCGCAGGAGGTGCGACATTGTCGGGGTTGATTTGGATGTAATCCATGTTAGTTACAAAGTTAAGTGCTCACCTCATCTGCGCCCATTGAGGCCCTTTGGAGTTGCGCACATTGTTCAGAAGTTACTTGCTCTTGCGTTGTACGATGTACCATTGGTTGCTATGACACAAGACCATGATGCCGTCATAGGAACGGTTAAAGTCCACCGAGGTCTCTCCGTCAATGTTGGCTGAGGTATCTCCCGAGTCGGGTCGAAGGGTGACATATGTGTTCGCGCCTATGGTGTCATCTGACTTGAAGCGAATCATTCTACCCTCGCTATCTGCAACCCTTGGAAGGTTCACATAGGCTTGACCTGTTCCGCCCTCCCACTTGTTGAAGATGATGAAGTCCGTGGTCTCTACCGTGTACTCAGAGCCATCGGTGTGGGTGACATCTTGAATGAGTGCCGTGTGCGATCCCTCGAAGTCCGCATCTGATACGAAGGTCGCGTTGCCCGTGACTCCAAGCGTACTGCTCAAGGTGGTGGCTCCAGAGACTGCAAGGGTGCTGCTCAATGCTGAGGCTCCATCTACGGCAAGGGTGCTCTTGAGAGAGGTGGCCTTCTGGACTTCCAACTGCTCTGCCACGATGGTATCTTGCAAGATGTTCACATTGTCACCGCCGAGAACACTCAAGTCATAGGCCGCCGTGGTCACGCAGCTCAACGACTCCACGGTGCCGCCATCTGCCTCCACTCTTGCTTGGTATGCTGTGCCGACTCCAGAGATGCTAGAACAGCGCCGCCATCTACCAAGAGCTTTTGGTCGAGCGTGGTGTTGCCTGTAGCCTCGAGCGTTCCGTTGACCTTTCCGCCTGTTGTGACCTCCTGGAAGGGGCCGATGCTCTTGGTGTCTTCAACGATGACCATGCCGCCGATTCGTCCACCGATGATGTCATTCGGCGAAGCGCCACCAGAGCTTCCGCCGCCAACGGGCTGCCTTTCTACCTTGATATCAATGGGTTCAAGCGTGGCGATATTCGTGCGTACAGATTGAATCTTGTACCATGTACCATCCCATTCATCAAAGTTGGCATTGTACTTTCCAGATGTCATCAGATATGCACCAGAGTCAAATACAAGACGCTGTTGGAATGTGTTGTCGTGGAATATCTTGCCGTTGTATTGATAAACGGGCTCGGCGTTTATCGCCATGGATTCCAATGTCAAGAGTTTCAAGATTGGTAAGGATGAGCCAGATGATCCCTTGCGCCATGCGGAAGACCCCTGCCATGTGCTGCCGTCATAGACAGACAGGTGACCCGTTTGCTTTGGGCCATCCGCAATGTATATCTCTCCCAAGTCAAGTGACAGATTTGAGTCAATGTCTGTGCTGTTGTTTTGAGCCGTGTAGGTTATGCCAGGAGACCCTTGGGAGTTGTTGTCATCGATAGCAAAGACCCAAAGCGAGCCGAAACCAATGGAATTGTAAGAATGCGAAGCGCCATCATTTGCGCGCACTACTCTATCAAAAGATAGCTCAACATATAATTCACCAGACACAGGAAGGTCTGGTGTTATTATTTGAACAAACTCCGAGATGGTAGAGGTCGTTGATATGTGGAAAAACGCAGGAAGGTCAAAGTAATAATACCCAGCGGTTGTTGACCAAGTAGGTACGCCATACATCGCCGTTGCACTCGTCACTCCATTGTAGTCACGATTGCAATAGTAGAAGGTTCCTGTGGACGCGTCCTTGATTCGGATGCGCCACTTGAATATGGGGATCAATGGGTAGACCGATTGCGAAGCATTGATGGCGAAATTCAGCGCCCCCGTGCTGTAGGCTAACTTGATACCAGACCCTCCCGCCAAGAAGCCAATAGTGTAGTAGGCTGTGCTCAGCCCAGCCCCATTGAATCGATAAGAGGCAAAGGCATTGAATATATTCAGAAAGCGCTGAACATATTTGATAGATACACTTTGCAAGGCGGGCAAGAAATTCCAAGAGTTTCCTGCGAGTCGTGCGTTGCCACTCGTTTGGTCAAGTGTCACATCATCGCTGTAAGATACGCGAGCGACCAAGGTGCCATCTTTGTAGTACCTGCTCACATATCTTGTGGTTTGCGCTCTGTTTCCGTATTGCTCAAATATGTACTTTCCGTCATTGATATAAACGCGAGCGCCATAGAGCGTTGCGATATTCTTGAGGATGTCTAAGGCTGAAGAGTAGACGATATTTCCGTCATCGTCTGTGTTTTGGAATAGGCGAATATCAAAGGCGTGTTCGGCCAATGGATCAACGCTTGTAGAATAGGTTTGGTAATTGGTCTCCCACCAATCTACAGAGGTCTCAAGATAGGGCTTTGAACTTGGGAACAAATCGTCTACACCAATCAGCAAAAGAGAGTTCTGAATAGCATCTACCACCTTGGTCAACACCAAGCCTGTTTGGTCAATGTCGTTGTCTTCCGTGTAGTCTATGTTTGCCAATCGACCAAAGCCATCAACAGCCTTGAGTCGCATGAAGTAAGGCTGTGAGGCATCTTCTAAAGTTAGCAAGTCCTGCATCACCCATCCAGCCCAAAAGAGGCTGTAGTCATTGCCTCCTAGTTCTTCGATAGCGTCTTGGACGCAATCCATTCCCTCAAGAGTTCCGCCGTCAGCAATGACTCTCTCACCATACACTTGACTTGGAGGGGGTACGCTGTTAGCCTTTAGGATAACAACGCGGAAGCGATTCTCTTGGTATGTCTTCAGGGCATCAAAATAGTTGAGTACTTGGCCTGTGCGAATAGCCACGCCAATCTCAACTTCTGAACTAACAATGGGACTAATTGTATCGTCTGTCTCGCCCGAATAGTTGAGCGTGAAACCATCGGCATCACACTCGAACTCATAGGCTCCCCCAAGCCAAGAGGAGTCGTGGAGTTCAATCTTGTACTGAGTGCCTTGGTCTGATAGAAATTCCGAGTAGAGTCTGATTGCCATAATTAGAAGCCGCGATAGCGTGAACGAGTGCGAGAAGCTCTCTCTTGGGAGAGCAGAATATCTTGACCTTGAATGCGGCCCGTGACATTGATATTGCCACCGCCCATGAAGGAGTTCAGTCTATCGAGAGGAATGACAGCCTCTGGGCCTCCGCCCTCTCCGACCATCGCAAGCGTGGGGCCTGTGACGATGCCGCCAGAGGCGAGCATTGGAATGCCACTCATCATTGCGAATGCGCCCTTGAACAGGTCTCCGAAGCCTGCTGCACCTTGGAGACCTAGAAGAGAGCCTGCTGTGCCAAGGCCCCCTGGAGTTCCTCCGAAGGCGATGGTGAGGGCTGCTGCGACCAAGAAGGCGGCGGCGGCTACGGCAAGCAACTTCTTGACCATATTGACCAAGTAGTCGCCGAAGACTTTGAAGAAACTCTCGCCATTGTTTAGAGCAGCGTAGAAGGAATCGTTCAAAGCGCTGGCCACACCCTTGATGGTGAACTGCAAGAACTTGAACTGCTCGATGCTCATGGTCGCTGGCTCGATGACGCTCTGACGCATTATCTTTCCCGAGTTGTCCATCGCGATGGCGACGGTGGCATAGGACTTGGGAAGGATGTCTAGAATCTGCTTTTGCTTCTCAAGCGCATCGGTAGCGGCTGTTGTCGTTTCGACTTCAGCTTCAGTGCTTCCTGTGAGTTCTTTGACCTTGTTGTCGTACTCGTCCATCGATATGCCGAGCACAGCCAGAATCTCTTGCTTTTGTTTGAGGATTGCATTCGTCTGATTGTCCAAGCGCCCAAGAATCGTCTGACTCTCTGTGACCGACCTGAGCGCCCAGTTGAGTCGCGAGTACATGCTGAAGACATTCTCTCCAGCTCCGAGATTCTTCCGCTCTGCTTCACGAGCCCGAAGGATCGCCGCAGCGCGCTGCTCGAGCGACATGTTCGTCGTGTCAATCTGATAGCCGTATTTCTTCTCTGCTTCAGATATTGCAAGAGCAAGCCGTTGCCGTGCCTCTGCTTGCTTCTTGGCCTCTGCGTATCTCTTTTTGGCTACAGCATCAAGCTCCTCCTGGTTTGCCATGATGACAGCACGATTCATCAACTCCTCATTGAGTCGCTTCATGCTGTAGCGCAAGTCCTTGGTATTTATGTTCTCAGCGTCGATGTTGCCGATGTAATCGGGGTACTTCTTTTGAAGTTCCTCAATGATGGCACGCTTGCGCTCGAGTGGCGTATTGGATGCCTCTAGTTCTACACCAAGGGCTTGAACTCGCCCTGCCTCCTCTCTGAACTTCTCGCTCAGTTTGGTCTCCATCAAAGAGGTGATGTTGTTCAGTAGGCCGCTGAACATCTCCATCGCTGGGCCGAGGACTGCGTTAAGTCTTTCACCGATTGCGATTTTGATGTTGTCGATTGCCGCAGCAAAGGCCGCTGCCTTGTCACCTGTAGAAATGAAGACATCGCCTGCCTTGGCCATCTCCTCTTCGGCAATCTTTGCAACAACGCGAGTGACATCTCCGATGCTTTGAGCTTCAACTGCCGCACCATTGAACTCTTGGCTCAATCGTGAAGCAGAGATACCGAGGTTGTCAAGGATTTTCGGAGACTTACGACCGATACCTGTTACGACAGAGTTGACAAGGTAGTCGATGGATTCACCCGTCTCTTGTGCTCGGCGAGATGCGAACTCAAGCAGTCGGGTCATCTCTTTCATAGGGATGCCAAAGTTCTGCGCCCGCACAGCGGCCTGCATCAACTCAAGGTCATTGGTCGTGTTTCGTGTGGCTCTGCGTAGGTTCTCAAGCAGAGATGGATCGGCAAAGCGTTGGAATGCGTTCTCAACACCTTCGACAGTACCAGCCAACTTTGATGCCTCTGACCCGAATGTAGCAATGCGGTCAACAACAAAGGCAGCACCAATGGTCGCACCCAAAGCACCGAAGCCTCTCGACATATTCGAAAGGCTGCGGTCGATATTGCGCATGGAAGAGCGGAAGTCCTTGAGGTCTGCTCCAATCTTGAAGTTGATACTACTTAATGATGCCACGGCTCTTTGCTTCGTTTAATATCTGGGTGAATGTCGGCTTCTCTTTTGGTGCCCCCTTCTTGCTGTCTTTATCCCAAGGGAAGGTGGCTAAGTCCTTGGGCTTGATTTGCTTCTTTAGATGAGGGTTGATGACAATAGCCGCCAACCATCTCGTCTGCTCCCATGATTGCTGCAACTCACGCTCGAGGCTGCTTGTGTAGCCTTTGGCTTTGTTAGCAAAGACACGCGGGGTGTAGCTCATGAACTCCTCCCATGTCATTGCCATCTCGCCGAGCGCGAGCTGCTCAATCTCATCCCAACCCAGAGGTGCGCTCTCTACTTCTGGGCCGCTATCTTTCCCGCATCCGCAAAGGCTCGGGCGAAGACCTCCATGCACCTGTTGAGTGCCTCTTGGTCTTGGTCTAGTAGGTCAGCCACATCATCAACGCTCAAGGTGAAGTTGATCTTCTCTGCTCGTGCGCCATCCTTGAGGCCCGCATACATCAAGAAGATGGCCTGCTCAAGATTGATTTCTGTGCTTAATTGCCCCATGTCCTGCAACTTAACGCCAGACAGACTCGTGAAGATTCTGAGGGCGTTGAAGCCGTACTTGACGGGGTAGCTTTTTTCTGCGATTTCGATGTGCTCCTGCATCTCTTTCGGTTTAGTGAGATTGGGAGGAGGGCAAGCCCTCCCCCTTCACTCGGTTATTGTTTAAGGATTCGCCGCTTCGGTCAGCGTAGAGCTTCCCTCAAACGATGCTGAGAATGTAACATTGTCCTCAACGCCTGCGTCTTGGCTCAATGAAGTGAGGTAAGCAGTTCCGCTGTAGACTTTCTCGTCAGTAGTGGCGCTTCCAAACTTCACGGTCAAGGCCGTGCGTCCATTCAAATATCCATAAAGGTCAGAGGCCGTCTCCTTGCCGCTGATGT